GAATTGGTATTTACGATATACCAACAAAGCAATGGGAAGTACGAGAGAATGAATTTGGTATTTACCCCGTCCATTTTTGGTTTGCAGTACCCAACCTTTAACACCAAAGAGAGATGAAAATAACAGTTGAACATTATGATGAAAAAGTTTCTATTGAAACTAAAAACGATGACCTTGACTTTGAGAGTTTTATGGAATTGGTAAGAAAACTTGCTCACGGTATTGGGTATGGTGACGGTACAATAGCTGAATGGTTTAATCAAGAAGGATGAGTCGTAAGACTACTCACCGCAAATAAATTTGCTTATGAAAACACCATTACAAGAGTTGATTGATATAATCAAGAAGCGTCAAGAAGATGATGAGGCAATGCCTTTTATGTACAATGATAAGATAATTGCGTTGGCAGAGTCGCTGCTTGAGAAAGAGAAAGAGCAGATTGCAGATGCTTGGGAGTTAGGCAAGTGCCTTGATGGATTTAATGGAGAAGAATACTATGATAGAACCTTTAAAACCAAAGAGAGATGAAAGAGATATGGGTAAAACTATACTGCTCCGACAGATATGAAGTCAGCAATTTAGGTAATATCAAGAGTCTTCCAAGAGGAAACAGAAAAGGTAGACTTCTAAAAAAGAAGTATAGCGATAGATATCCATCGTTTAATATCTTGATAAACGGAAAGCATACAACTATAAGAGTTCATAAAGCTGTATATCTTTCATTCAATGAAGACGCATTAAACTACTCGGAGAATAGAAATTTTGTTATAGACCATATAAACGGAGACAAAACAGATAATAGACTTTGTAATCTTGAACTCGTTTCTTACGAGGAAAATGCAATTAGGTATTGGAAAAAACAAAAAACAAAGTACCCTATGTGTATATGCGATATGAATACAAAGCACTTCTATATCACAAAGAGAATAAACGGAAAAGCTAAAGTTTTTAGCAGGTGTTCAACACTTGAGGAAGCTATCAAGAGAAGAGATGAGTTGATAAAAAATAATTGGAACCTTTAAAACCAAAGAAAAATGAAAACAAACTACGAACCTAAAAGAAGCGAGGAGACACGAAGAGTAATCCAAAGCATCGGTCATTACGCAGTGAAGAATTTAAACAGAACTACAAGTAAACGCAGCACATATGTAGGTATACTACAACGCTGCATTAAAGACCTATCTACATATGGCATTGAGTTGGATTAGTGTGTTCGTTATCTTCCTTATGTCTTTATACATAGTGAGAAGAGAATACAAGGGGTATAAGCGTTTAAAAGATAAATCAAAGCGTTATGATTAAATCATATTTCAGAAAGCGTAAGCACATACGAGAGGTACAGAAGTATCTTGATATGCTTATGATAGATAATGTAAACCTATCTATACACGCAAGTAGGTTTGGTTGGACATCAGAACTACAGAATCAATTAACTAACTCTGCCTTACTTATCCGTAAGTACCAACGTAGGTTGAGACTAATTAAAATGTAATGAATAAACAATTAGCCAAAGAACTTCAAGAGTTTGTTGCTACTGTTGCTCAAAGGTTCTCAAGAAAAGATAGAGAAGGTAACGTAAATCAAGAAGACTTTTCTATAGAAGACATTATCCCTACATCAGACCATACCGCAGTAGTTAGATTTAAGAAAAACACTGGTAAGATTGGACTTGCTTTTTTCTACTATATACCAAGAGGTATGAGTAAGGGATGGAAATACTTCTTTCCAACAGACTCTCATATCAATGGATTCCGTGCCTTTGAACTGGAGAAGTATCAAGTAGAAAAGGAAAACTACAAACATAATTTCAATGAGTAAAGAACAAAAAACAGAAGAACTTGCCGAAGGGCAAATGATTTACGACATTGGCGTAAAGCTGTCGTGGAAAAAGAAGCGTGGGAATGGATATGTAAATATGTATTTAGGCACAAAGGATAGACCCTTTCAGTTTGTAACCCGTGCCAAGAGCATAGAACACATAAACAGGAATCCCGAAATGATGGCTAAACTAATGTCTTTCAACGGGTTAACAGGAAAGAGTGTGTACGACTTTCACATCATTGAAGAGTTCTACCGCAACGAGATAAGCAGAAGCTTTTCCCACAAAGAAGAAGATTATATTAAAGAATTTGGAGATTAAATTATGACAACGAGAAATTTTATCTATAGGGCTGAAGAGTTAAAAGATTCTCTAACAGAGCTTCGTGAGAACGGAGTAACAAAAGGTGCTTGGACAGGGTTTGATTCTCTGTTTGACAAGTATTCAATGAAGTTGGGTAGCACTACCTACATCTACGCAGGAGCGCATCAAGGTAAATCACAGTTCGGATTTGAACTAATGATGAACCTATCAGAATACAGCGGTTGGAAGTGGGCTGTCTACTCACCCGAAACGGGTTCACCAACAGAGGTATTTGCAGAACTGCTTTGGGTATACCTTCGTAAACCCTTCCTTGTGAACGATAAAGTAATGGCTACTGATGAGGAAAGCACAGCAGCTATAAACTTCATAAACAAACACTTCTACATCATAGACAGCGGTCTTCAAGACCTCACCGTAGAAGGCTTCTACAGCTGTGTAACGAACATAGAAGAGGAATTCGGGATTAAGATACAAGGGTGTATGATAGACCCCTTTACGGAAATTAAAACAGATGTAAGCGTAGGAGTAAGAGACGACATCGCTATCGGACAAGTACTTACAAAGATTCGTAAGCATAGCGCAGACAATAACTACCATACCTTACTTACCGTACATACTAAACACCAACAGCCTAAATATAAAAGTGGCATCGCCTATATTGATAAGCCTACGATGAACGATATTGCAGGGGGTATGCAATGGTCTCGCAAGGGTATGATGGTCATAAACATTTGGAGGTGTCCATTTGGATTGGAAGACTTAAACGGTGTACCTTACGAACCTAATCAAGTAGAGATTACCGTAGTTAAAGCCAAGCCTAAAATCGTAGGTAAGTTAGGCATCGTAACGATGTACTACGACAAGGTTAAGAACAGATACTACGAAGTGAATCAAAAGGGTGAGCGTGTATACGCTTATCAGAATCCAAACTATGAACCACAGGAGATAGTATTGCCTACTCCATCACAAGAAGAATTAGAATTTTAAGATATGAAAAGTTGGTCAGAAGCATATAGAAAGAGTTGGTGTGAGATGATTCGTGCCTACCTAAAGTTCAACATCGCCTCCGCTAAAGAGGTTGAGGTATTGGATTGGAATAAGATGCTTATAAACGGAAAAGAGTTTAAGGTAGACATAACGGACTACACAGGAAATTCTGCCAACTATATATTTCTTAACCCCTCTAACGGTAGAATGGTCATTGAAACAAAGGGCGTTCAGAAAATCTATAAGTTTGAGGTGGAACTAAACAAATAATTTAGTATATTAGTTTTCAGATGATTAGTACAAAAGACTTAATTATAGAAACTACACAGGGAGTAATGAACCTGTTGTTGGAGAAGAATGCTGCCTACGGGGATTCAGCCCTTTACCCCGTAGGTATCTTCTCTAAAGGAAACGCTGTGGAAAGCCTATGTGCAAGGATAGACGATAAACTTATGCGTATCAAGTCAAAGGGCATTACCGATGCCACCGAAGACACCGTGCAAGACTTAATAGGATACCTTATCCTACTAAAGATTGCGATAGAAAAACAAAATGAGTTGGAAAAAGAATGAGGAAGACCTCTTTAAATACTTAAAAGAAAACTACATAAATGACCTTGATTGGTCAGAAGGAGATTTCTCTCATCACGATTGTTACTCCCTACAATACAACTGCGATATAGAACTGAAGTGTCGTAACAAGCATTATGACGATTTGGTTATAGAGAAGTACAAATATGAAAAGCTTCTGTTAAGAGCAGAGACATACAGTACAATCCCAGTATACATTTGTCAAACCCCCGAAGGTATATTTGCCTTCAATCTCGCTTCACTTCCAATGCCCTCTTGGGAAACCAAAGGGATGCCAAAGACCTCACACTTTAATCAGCGACAATTCGTTGACAAGGTGGTGGGGTTTTTGCATATAAATAACTCCAAGAGATATGATTGAGATAGAACTAAACCTACCCAAGCCACCAAGCCTTAATCAATACTACGCAGGTAAGCATTGGGCCATTCGTAAAAAACAAAAAGATGAATATGCTAAAGTTTGTAAAGAAGAGTTGGAGAAATATGACTACTTCACTTTTGAGAGCTATGAAGTTCATATTACTTACAACAGTAGGCACGATGTTGATAATGTTATTCTCGTTTCTAAATTTCTATCGGATACTCTCGTTAGTATGGGTATGGTTAAAGACGATGGTAACAAGTACTACAAAAGACTCAACATCAAAGTAGATAAAGAATTACCAAAGGATACATTCACCGTAAAACTGAAGTGCTATGAATAAGGAAAAAAACTATCAGACTTGTAAATTAATTAAGAACCGTATCGACTTATATCTTTATGAGATGGCACGACTCTTTACCAATATCGGTACAGATTCTACGCTTGAGGAGGTACAGTATGCTTACGCAAAGGAAAAGGAATACATTGAATTAATAGCACAGCTTGACCCCGATAAGGCTGATAGGCTGCGAGCATCATATTAACTATGTCTACTGAAGGCTATTACGAAGACTTAACTTCTGATGAAGCAGATTTCATTCTCGATATATACAGAGTCATCGACAGATTGGTATATGACGGCAGGGCAGTTACACTCGTGGCATTGGGTTACGAGCTTGGCGTAAATCCTCAAGAATTATCAGATTATCTCCCCACAATACTCATAATACTCAACAAGGTTGAAGAGCAATACGAGATACGATAAAAATTTTATTGAGCAACAAGCAATACTTTCTGCACAGCAAGGAAGGATAACAGAACCTCTTGGTGAGTTTATTCTTCAGCGTTCCGTAGAGATTGCAGGGTCTGCTTTTGTTACTGCTGGCAACGAGGAGTTGCATCAAGCATTGATAGATGCTGCCGTAATGCGAGCTTGCGAAAAATTCCTGCACTACTACAAGGGAGGCAAGAGTGCTGCAAATCTTATTATTAGTATTATATACTCAACGATGACTAACAAAATCGTTAGTTTAAACCATAGCGATGTGTACGGACATAACATTAAAGGATATAG